CTGCTACTCAGTTTCAGGCGCAGGCATTTAATGAGTTATTGCCGTCTTCGGGTCCTGTTCGCACTGCTGTTTTGGGTGTTGAAGACCGAGAAAAGGCTGCTCAAGCGCAGCGCGTCCGTCAATTTATGAATTATTATTTGACTAATGTTATGGAGGATTACACTCCTGACATGGATCAGATGTTGTTTTATTTACCGTTGGCGGGAAGTACGTTTAAGAAAGTTTACTTTGACGAGGCCATGGGTCGGATTGTAAGTAAGTTTGTCCCTGCGGAGCAGTTAGTTGTTCCTTATGAGACTTCTGATTTGGATTCTTGTCCTAATATTACTCAGGTTGTTCGGATGAGTTTGAACGATTTGCGTAAGATGCAGGTTGGCGGTTTTTATCTGGACATTCCTGTGACTCCGGTACAGCAGGAGTTGGGCACGGTAGAGAGTGAGATTGATCGGATTAGCGGTTTTGAGGCTTCTCAGATTGATTACGACTGTACTTTGTTAGAGAGTCACGTTGATTTGGACCTTGAGGGTTACGAGGACCTTGACGATGAGGGTGAGCCTACGGGCATTAAGCTTCCTTACATTGTGACGATATCTCAGGACAACGGTCAGGTGTTGGCGGTCCGTCGTAATTATTTAGAGGACGACGAGTTACGCAAGAAGGTACAATATTTTGTACATTACAAGTTTTTGCCGGGCTTTGGTTTTTACGGTCTTGGTTTGATTCACACGATTGGTGGTTTGGCTCGTTCTGCTACGTCTTCTCTTCGTCAGTTGATTGACGCGGGTACGTTGTCGAATCTCCCAGCGGGATTCAAGGCCCGCGGCCTGCGGATCAGGGACGACGACGAGCCGTTACAGCCGGGTGAATTTAGGGATGTTGACGCACCGGGCGGCGCTATTCGTGATAGTTTGATGCCTTTACCGTTTAAGGGACCGGATCAGACGTTATTCCAGTTGTTGGGTTTTGTTGTTCAGGCTGGTCAGCGGTTTGCTACGATTACTGACATGAAGGTTGGCGACGGCAATGAGAACGCGGCGGTTGGCACGACTATAGCGATGTTGGAGCAGGGTTCTCGTGTAATGAGCGCTGTACACAAGCGTTTACATTATGCGATGCGTCAGGAGTTCAAGATACTTGCTCGTGTTATGGGCGAGAGTTTACCTTCGGAGTATCCTTACAGCGTTGCTGGTGCGGATCAGACGGTTATGGCGACTGATTTTGATGAGCGCGTTGACATTATTCCTGTGTCTAATCCGAATGCGTTTAGTCAGTCTCAACGTATTCTTTTGGCGCAGACCAAGTTACAGTTAGCGACTCAGGCTCCTGATATGCACAACATGCACGAGGTTTTTCGTGACATGTATGAGGCGTTAGGCGTTACGGATGTTGACAGAATAATGAAGGCGGTTCCGGACGAGGAAGCGCGGCCCTTGGACCCTGCTCAAGAGAACATCAACGCGTTGGACAATGTACCGTTGCAGGCGTTTTCTGGTCAGAACCATCAGGCTCACATCATGGCTCACTTAGTGTTTGGCGCGAGTCCGATGGTTGGTCAGTTACCTCCTATTGCTTTGTCTTTGCAAAAGCACATTATGGAGCATGTTAAGATTGGCTCTGAAGAGCAGGCTATGGCTCAGATGCAGCAAGCTGGTCCGGTGGCTGCGGAACAGCAGGAGTTGCAGTATCAGACGATGGTTGCACAGTTGGTTGCGGAGGGTATGCAACAGGTCAAGCAGCTTTCCGGACAAGTGTCTGGTCAGGGCCCTGATCCTTTGGTACAGTTGAAGGAGAAGGAACTGGAGATCAAGTCTCAGTCCGAGCAGGCGGATGCGCAGGTCGATCAGGCGAAATTGCAGCTTGACGCTCAGAATCAGCAGATGCGCGGCGAGCAGTTTCAGCAGCGCCTTGCGAGCCAAGAGGCTCAGACGGACAAGCGGATTGATAGCGCGATGCAGCGTGAGTTGTTAAAACAGAGAGGACAGAATAATGGCTAAAGTAAAAGTAAACGGGGCTCCTGCGGGACCATCTGCGAAGGCGGTTCCTTACGCTCAGATTGATAAGCAGGGTCGCATTCCTTATGGGAAGACTGCGGAAGTTAAGATTCCGATGTCTTTGAAGCGAGGCACGGTCCGCGGCATGGGGGCTGCTACGAAGGGTGGCGGCTACTGGGAGTGCTAGTCCGTGGAGATGGACTCACTGTGGAACGTCTTTTTGACGGCTACTCTTGGCGGCTTGGGTTGGTGGATTAAATCCCAACACGAGGAGTTAAAGCGCGTCCAGATTCTTTTGAACCGGACGCGCGAAGAGATGGCGAAGGAGTATGTCACCAAGAGCGATAGCTCGACGGTGCTTGGACAAATAATGTCAAAATTCGATAGGATTGAAGAGAAGATTGATCGTTTAATGGAGAAGTAGAATGCTGTGCGTTCTTGCATTTGTTGGGTTTGGACACGCCTTTACAAACAGCGGTGGCAACGTGCTGTTTAAATACTGCTATTACGATTGCAGCGCTCCTACGAACGGCTTGTGGTATGACCGCGTTTACCGGGTCAATGCTTTTGAACTCTGCCCGAAGGAGTTTGAAGAGACATGATTGAAGTATTAGCATTAGCAAGCGCCGTTAGCACCGTAGCAAGCAGTATTAGCAGCGCCGTACAAGCGGGTAAGGATGTGAACAGCGTCATGCCTGCTTTCGGTAAATTAGCTAATCTGGAAGCAGAGATTGGTATTGCGGAGAAGGGCAGGCACAAAGGCCCTCTTGGTCGGCTTACTTCTACTGAAGAAGAAGGCTTTGCTATTGCACAAGCCAAGATGAAACACAAAGAAGTTACTGACGAATTAAGGTCGATTTGCAGACTTTTTGGCCCCCCGGGAATGTGGGAAAGTGTTGTACACGAGCAGGCCAAAGCCCGTAAGAGGCGCAAGGATGCTCTTGAAGCAGAGTCTGCAAAACGTGACAAAATCTTTTACTTTGTAACTGTTGTTTGCGCTGTCTTGCTATTTGCTTTGGGAACGGGCGGATTGTTCTGGGGCGCGGCTATACTCGCCAAGGACTTCAGGTGAAAGACAAAGAGATCATATATATCTTTGACCAGAACGTGAACGTGGTTATTCAAGGTCTGGCAAATATGTCTGGAAGAACCTTTGATGAGGTACTGAGTTTGCTGAAAGACGGCAGGGCCAAGGTAGGTTTGTGATGTGGTTTCTTGTTTGGTTTCAATTTATCAACAACGATCTAACTCACTACCAACTGGGGCAGTTCACAACTGAAATTCTATGCGAGGATGCGAAAAAAGACGCGATGGTTTTAATAACGGGCAGCACAACATCGGTGTATTGCTTTGAAGCTATACCGAACCAAAAGCGGTAATTACGTTGTATATGACAAACATGGAAAAGTTGTTATAATAACGCACAACAAGAACTATGCGATTGCTTACGCAAGGAGTTTGAACGATGGCGACACGACTAGATGAATGGAAAGTCCTACCGCGTCTTATGATGCTGGTGACAACTATTATGTACATTCGCTGCTTAGAGTGGGCGATGTCACAACCGGACTTGTCCGTCAGTCAGGCGGGATTAATTTCAGTCGTAACAGGGGCTTTCACAGGAGCCTTCGGCATATGGATGGGTAAAGAGTCCACGACGACTGTCACATCAAACAAGGTTGTGCATCAAGAAAGGTACGACAAATGATTACATTACTTGGAAGTCTACTTGGATTTGGCACATCCTTTATGCCGGAAGTTCTTAACTTCTTCAGGGCGGGTCAAGATCACAAGCACAGTCTTGAGCGCATGAAGCTAGAGATGGACTTGATGTCTCGGCGCAATGAACTGAAGCTAGATATTCTGGACAAGCAGGCTGGGATCAAAGAGACAGAGGGGCTGTACAAACATGACAGCATGGACGCTGGAGGTTTTATTAACGCACTACGAGGCAGCGTCCGCCCTGTCATCACTTATGTTTTTTTTGGCCTTTTCGTTGCCATCAAGGTAACCGCTATAGTTGCGTTAATGGGCCAAGGAAACGATCTTGGTAGATCGTTGTCTCTGATCTGGGACGATGCTACATCTGGGTTGTTCGCAGCGATAATATCCTTTTGGTTCGGCGGTCGCGCCGTGTCGAAGTATATGAAAGGTGGAGGTGTTAAGTAAAATGGCTAAAAATATGAAGCACTATTTTCTTAGTGGTAAAGAGCATAAAGGTTCTACCCACAAAGCGGGTGGAAAACTTATGTCGGGGGCAAAGCACACGGCGACGAGCAAAAATCTTGTTCACTTGAGCGGCTTGTCGGCTAAAGCTAAGAAAATAGCAAAGGGCTCCTAGAAAATGGCTACTCCGTCAAAAGGTAAGGCCCGTGTTAAAGTTACTGCGAGCGGCAAGAAAGTAAGCTACGGTCAGGCGGGCAAAGCCAAGGGCGGCGGTCCGCGGGTTAAGCCGGGCACTGCGAAGGGCGATGCTTACTGTGCGCGGTCTGCGGCTCAAAAGAAGAAGTTTCCGAAGGCTGCTAAAGACCCGAACAGTCCTTTGAACTTGTCTCGAAAACGCTGGAAATGCTCTGGCACCAAGTCTAAGAGGACATAATATGTTTAAACTTTCAAAACGCAGCCTTGATAGGCTGGACGGCTTAGATGAACGCCTGATTGCGGTTGTCACCTCTGCCATTCACCGAAGCAAGATTGATTTTGGTGTGATCTGCGGCATGCGAACTCTGGAAGAGCAGCGCGCCTTGGTTGAGAAGGGCGCGTCTCAAACTATGAAGTCCAAGCACCTTGACGGACATGCCGTCGATTTAATGGCCTATATTGGTTCGAGAGGGTCTTGGGAGTTGAATCTTTATGATGATATTGCTGACGCTATGGCGGAAGCTGCCCGTGAGGTTGACGTTCCTATTCGTTGGGGAGCGGCATGGACAATTTCAAACATAGCTCAGTTTCACGGCGGCACGATGGAGGATGCCATGAACAGTTACATTGACGAGCGGCGCTCACAGAATCGCCGTCCGTTCATTGACGGGCCTCATTTTGAACTAATGCTTTAGATCACTATTGCCTTTTTATAAAATCCCAGTAGTCTGCATATCAGATAAACTGGGAGTTTATAGGAATGGATGAGATATTCATTGCGGATGCAGTTTTCCGCATGATAAGAGAACGGCGACAAGATATTGTTGATATGATGCAGTACAACAATGTTAAGTCGATGGAGCAATATCGTGAGCTTATAGGGAATTTAGACGCCCTAAATCATGTGGAACAGGAACTCAAGGGCCTGCTAGCTAAACAGGAGCTATCTGATGACTAAGAACTCGGCGGTTAATTTAACCGCGGTTAAAGAAGCGGTTGCAAACCTCTCGGAGGCATATGCAGAGCCGCAGGAACGGGTTTTAAATCCCGATTCCATTGGCGAATCTCTTTTAGAAAAAATGCCTAATCCTACGGGGTGGCGTCTTTTAATTCTTCCTTACCGGGGGAAAGGAAAGACCGAAGGCGGCGTGTACTTACCGGAAGCGGCAAAGAGCGCGCAAGAGGTTTCAACACAAGTTGGCTACGTTTTAAAAGTAGGCGAGCTTGCCTACAAGGATACTGACAAGTTTCCAAACGGCCCTTGGTGTAAACAAGGTGATTGGGTTATGTTCGCTCGTTATGCGGGGTCTCGGTTTGCCATTGACGGCGGCAACGTGAGTATTTTGAACGACGACGAAATATTAGCTCGAATATCTGAACCCTCAGACGTATTACATTACTAGGAGAGAAAAATGGCTGATGACCAAATTGAACTGGACCTTGAGTCCGACGCGGATACTGAAGTAGAGGTTGAGGTAGAAGAGTCTGAAGTTGAGGCCTCTTCTGATGACCAGTTTCAACGAGCGGATAGCTCAACTCAGAAGCGTATTGACCGTCTAACTAAAAAGATGCGCGAGGCGGAGCGCCGCGAAAACGAGGCTGTGAACTACGCTAAAAAGGTTCAAGAAGAATCTAACGGCTTGAAGCAGCGCTTCCAACAACTAGACAACAGTTACGTCCAAGAATACAGCACCCGTGTTCAAAACCAGATGGAGCAGGCTGAAAAAGAGCTTGCTCGTGCGATGGAGATGGGCGACACGCAGGCCGCGGTTGACGCTAATAAGCGCATGATTTCTCTGTCTACGGAGACTGACCGTGCTGCTCAAGCTAAGATGGCTCAGTCCCGCCAGACGGAGCAACAGGCTCAATACGTCCAACAGCAGCAAGCTCCGCAACAACAGCAGCAAGTACGTCGGCCCGACCCTAAAGCTCAGGATTGGGCGGAAAAGAACGAGTGGTTTGGTCAAGATGATGCCAAAACTTTTGCTGCTTTTGGAATACACAAAAGGCTTGTTGAAGACGAAGGGTTTGACCCGACGAGCAATGACTACTATAATGAACTAGATCGACGGATTTCCGACACATTCGGGGGTTCGCCGCGAGCAGCTAGCAAACGTGCCGTCCAGACGGTTGCTGGTGTTTCAAGAAGCAGTTCTGGGCGCAGTGGGAAAAAGGTTAGACTCACCCCTAGCCAAGTCGCAATAGCGAAGAAATTGGGTGTGCCGCTAGAAGCATACGCGAAATACGTGAAGGAGTAAGATTGATGAGCGAAGATACAGATGTAAATGGGCCTATCAAGCGCACTTCTCGCGCAAACCAAACTAGGGAGAAAACGGCGCAGCGTAAGCCGTGGGCTCCACCGTCTATGTTAGATGCACCGCCTGCAC